TAACTATGGTGTAGATGGCGGTAGAGCTGCTATTAACTTCCTACGTTCTTTAAGAGATATGCTTGCTGGTGCAAGTCGCAGTTCTGTCAATATGACCGTTAAATGGGATGGTGCCCCTGCTATATTTGCTGGTATAGACCCCGAAGATGATAAGTTCTTTGTTGCAAAGAAAAGTGTCTTTAATGTATCTCCCAAGCTCTACAAGACAAATGCCGAGATAGATGCAGATTTATCTGGTGATCTTAATTCCAAGTTTAAGGTTGCACTTAAAGAATTTTCCAAGTTGGATATCAAGGGAGTTCTTCAAGGCGATTTAATGTTTACTGATGATGTGGATTCAGATACTATTGATGGTGTAAAGTATTATACCTTTCAACCTAATACCATTGTCTACGCTGTTCCTGTTGATAGTGATTTGGGTAGAAAGATTAAAACTTCAAAAATCGGAGTTGTATGGCATACCACATATACAGGTAAAGCATTACAGGATATGAAGGCATCCTTTGGTGCAAACATATCTTCATTAAGTAAACCATCAACTGTTTGGATGGATGATGCAACGTACAAAGACACGGCCGGTAAATCAACATTTACAGAAAAAGAAACAGAAAAAGTTACGAATGTACTGTCAGAAGTTGGAAAAATTTTTCACAGAATTAATGCTGGTCAGTTAAAATCATTTCTGAAATTACAAGAGAGTATGACAGGGGCACTTGCTGGTGCGTCACTAAAGACGTATAATAATAGTAAGGTTCGAGCTGGTGAAAAGATATCAAATCCCATGGCTCATGCAAAAGGTTATGAGAAGTGGGTTTGGGATTCTATCCAAAAACATATAGACAAAGTAAAGAGCGACAAAGGTAAGGATAAGTACAGAAATATTCAAAAGGAGTATGCAAGAGAAATTAAGAAACACACCAGAAATTTACAATATGTTATAACTTTTCAGAATTTTTTAGTTGATGCTAAGATGCTGATAGTCCAAAAACTAAATAGTGTTAAGGGATTGACTGATACTTTCATTAAGACTAAAAATGGATTTAAGGTAACTAATCCCGAAGGGTATGTTGCTATTGATAGAGTAAGTGGTGGTGCTGTTAAACTTGTAGACCGTATGGAGTTCTCGTTTAATAACTTCACTGCTATAAAGGCATGGGACAAATGAAAACTTTTAAGCAGATGCTTAAAGAAGTTTCTATGTGGGATTTTTTGTATAGAAAAAACAAAGGAGTCTTCTATAGGGGTATTGGTAGAGGCGGTAAAGGTACTGGTCTTGGGGCATTGGGTAAGGGAGTTTATCTTACATGGACTGAGAGTATGGCAAAGGCCTATGCGAAGAGACTTGGTGGTAAAGGAGAAGTTAAAAAGTATCAGGTGAAACGAGGTTTGAAAATTGCTGATGCTGAAACAAATAAAGATTTTGCTAACATCAAAAGTGCAATGGGAATGGGTGTAAGCGATTATAGTGGTGATCCAATGTTTGCTGGTATGTTGACTATGGAATTGAAAAGAAAAGGATATGATGGTGTTGTTAGTGATGATGTAGCAATTGGTATCGTTATATTTGATGAGAAAAATGTTGAAGGGGTCATGCAAGATGCGTAAATTTAGAGATTTAGTCGAAGCCAAAGATACCATTGTATTTGCATTTGGACGTTTTAATCCACCTACAACTGGACATGAGAAAGTTATTGAAAAGGTTGTCAAGATTGCTGGTTCAAACCCATATCGCATATATCCATCTTTTACAACTAATCCCAAGAAAGACCCACTTCCTCATGCGTTAAAAATTGCGTATATGAGAAAGATGTTTAAGAAATATGCAAGAAATATTATTGCAGATAAGGACGCAAAAACAGCAATACATATCGCAGAAAAACTCTATAAAGAAGGATTCAAGAATTTGGTTATGGTTGCAGGCTCTGATCGTATTAAAGAATTTTCTACACTTCTAAACAGATATAATGATGCACCAGACAAGAAGGGAAATCAACTCTTCAAGTTTGATTCTGTTAATGTTATATCTGCTGGAGAACGTGACCCTGATTCCGAAGGTGTTGAAGGTATGTCTGCATCCAAGATGAGAGTTGCAGCAGTTAATGGGGATATGGATTCGTTTTTACAAGGTGTTCCTTCTGGATTTTCTGATGGTAAGAAACTCTACAGGGATGTTCGCAAATACATGGGTATTCGTGAGGAGCGTGATATGGGGGATATGACAGATTTTGAAGCTGTTCGTGATGCATATCTTACAGGTAAGATTTGGAATGTGGGTGAGATTGTAGAGGCTAATGGTATTAGTGGTGAGGTTGTTCGTAAGGGCACAAATTATCTATCCTTTATGACTGAAGACGGTAAGGTTCATAAAGCATGGTTGCATGAAATTGAACTTGATGAAGCAAAATCTGCATTAGATAGATTAAGAGATTTTGATAAATCTCGCGTAGCTGCTGGATTGAAACCTATTTTCAAAGATAAAAAAGATGTAAAGTGGGTTAAGATGAAGAAAAAAGGCTTAATGACTACTATGAATGTTCCTACTGATGAGATTGACAAATTTTTAAAGAAGGGATATAAGATTGTAGAGTCTCTTGACGAAAGAAATTACGCAAAGGAATACCAGAACTACCACTCACGCCCAGAACAGATTGCTAATCGTTCTTCAAGAAACAAAGCTCGTAGAGTTATGGGTGATAAGACTAAAATTGGAATGGATGTAGGTCATAAAGATAATAATCCACTTAATAATGATCCCAAAAATTTAAAAAATGAAGACCCATCTAAAAATCGTAGAGAACCACGATTGCGTGAAAAACCAGAAATTGATGAAACATTGTACATTAATCTTTGGGATAAGATAAGTCGATTGAGACACCCCAAAGGTTGGGAGAAACTTGTAAAAGCATATGTTGATGGTATGGAAGAACCAGAACATAGAAAACGTCCATCTTCATGGGCAGCAGAAGTTACTAGACAACATACTAAAAATGTACCTGCTCGGTCACTTGTTAAGTATATTAATACATTAGTTGCTAAAGGAAAATTACCAAAAGAACTTAAAGCAGAATATATACCAGAAGATATGTCTTTTAGAGATTTGGTGGATCAAATTCAAGAAAGAGAACTTACTGATACAGAACTAAAACGTAGAGAAGAGATTGCAAAAGACCTTTCTGATGCTGATTTTAAAAATAGATATGGAGATCGTTGGAAAGAAGTAAAAATGGGTGTTGCTACAAAAATGGCAAAGAAGGAAAGTTAAAAACCTAAATACTCAGAGAGGGTATAAAATGACTGTATATACAAAATCAATGATGGAAGCACTTGCAGAAGTGCGTGATATTCAAGAAGATAATATGGACTTAATGCGTAAAGCAGCTGGCGGTGCAATGCAAACCATCAAAATGAAAGATGGCAAATTGAAGATGGATTCATTTACTGCTTCTGCACTCATGCAAGTATATGATAAGGTAAACCCTAAGAACAAAAAAGCAATGGAACAAATAATCAATTCTGGTAAGAGAGCCCAGATGGTAAAACTTCAGTCCATTGCAATGAAAGCAATTAAGTCTGAAAACGATCCAGAGATTGAAGAAGAAGTTGAACTTGATGAAGCTAAGTATGACCTCTATCACAAAGATTTTTCCTCTGCTATGCAACACGCATACAAGATGGCAAAGAAACTCCACGGCATAACTGTTAAGTCAAGTGAGATTGATGATAAGGTTGCCAGCGGCCCCAGAAAACCATCAGAAGGTAAGACAAACAAATATCGTCTGGAAGGTGATAAAGGTTCTATCCAAGTTCAAGTATACAACAAGGGTGGTTCAAAACCATTTGAGTTGAACATGTATAAAGAAGAATCTGAACTTGAAGAAGGTGATCCATTTATGGGTCCAACTAAAGGAAAAGATAAAGTTGTAATGGTTCGTCATAAAACTTCTGGTAAAGAGCTCGAAGTCACGGCAAATTCAGTGAAAAAATATGAGAAGATGGGTTATAAAGTGGTAAAAGAAGAAGTTGATCTTGAAGAAGGTCGCATGAAAGAACTTCATGGTTATATTGCACAGGGCAAGCCTGCTGAGTGGATTGCAAAGAAAATGGGAGTTGATGTTAAAACTATTAAATCATTGATGGATGAATATGGTGAAGTCGATGAAGCATCTGCTTATGCTGATGCAATGAAAGCAATGAGTAAAGGTAGAAAAGTAGACCCTGCTGATGTTGATACAGATGCATCGGATGCTGATATAAAGGCGGCATCTAAAAACATTCTGGCGCAAATGAGAAAAGTAGTTAGTTTAGGTGGAAGGTTTGATGTAGAGTTTCTTGATAAAAAGAAGGTTAGAGTTAAGCCTGCTATAGCAAATGCATTTATCAGGAAATATGAAGGTATGCGCCGTCCTGCTGATAAGGAAAAATTTCAGAACCAAGCAATGAAGTCGTATAAAGACATGTTGAGAGTTTTGAAAGCTGGATATAATGAAGAAGTTGAACTTGATGAAGCGCTTCCAGCACATCTTAAAAAACATTTTGATAAGGATGGAAATCCTAAGTCAAAAGAAGGTAAGGCTGCTTGGGAACGACTTGCAAAAATGAAAGGGTTTAAAAAGTATACCTCAAAACAAATCAAAATGGCAGTAGGTATTGCATTTGATAAAAGATTTGTTCAAGGAAACATGACAGGTGCTGTAAATGCAATTGAGAAAATTGCAAAAGGATTGTCTGAAATT